GACTATCAAAAAGGTGATGCACAGTGGAAACAATTCCTTGTGGATTACAAGGAAGCAGGAGTATCTTTTACTTTAAATAAAGATAATTGGGCAAAAATTTGCACAGATACATTTAAAGTAAATAGAGACATGCATCCAGCACTAAAGATTATTATAGGAAAAGATTCCAAGGTTAGACTTGGAATTATTGAATGGGCAGTGTTAGAAGAACTAATACATTTCTGGGAGGAAAATCATGAATAAGTATCAAGTAATGCCACAAGTAGTTATATATAGAGACATGTTTGACAAACAAGAGCTACAGAAGTTTTATGACCTAATGGATTTGTATGAGAATGACACAAGCCAATTTGCGATTACACATGAAGAGCTTTCAACAAGAGGAGATAATCATGGAGTTCTGCCTCAAGAAAAAGAAGATGTATCTCCATTAAACGAATGGGTCCCCTGGCACACCTTTGGAAAGAAAACATTTTTTAATTTTAAGCAAATGCCAGAGAGCCTTTCTGATGAAAACTTAAAGTTTTTATACGAGTTTAGAGAAAAGCTTTACGGTATATTCTCTATTGTATTTAAGGACTATATTGACGAATGGTCAGCTTCAGGGTACTGGCCAGAGTACATTGATAACTGGAAGCTGAATGAGCCTGGTGCTGGAAGAATGCACTACTCTGTAATAGAAATTCTAAAGCATGACATTCACGCAGAAAAGAATTTAGCTATTACATTTCACACCGATGCACATAAGCATAGGGTAGGGCAGCCTAGAGCCCAACAGATTATTACAATCACAATTTATGTAAATGACGATTATACTGGAGGAGAAGTTGAGTTCTTGAATGAAATTGACGAAGTCCCAAAGGTAATTACATATAAGCCAGGAGTCGGAGATGTAACAGTATTCCCATCAGGTATACCATATTGGCACTCAGCAAAAGCTGTAACTGAAGGAAACAAAAAAGTTTTTGTTAGAGTCTTTGCTCAGTGGGATTACCCAGGGTCAAAGGAATGGTTTGAAGGAATAGAAACTCACGGAGAAGAAGAATGGCTTAGGATTGTAGATGAGAGTGTGCAAGAAAAAGTATCCACTGGAATTTATGATCGTGAAGTTAGAATTGAAGGAACAAAATGGCAGGACGTAAATCCTGCAATTAAGATTGAGGTTTCCAAAGAAAACCATATATATGTTGACGGGAGAAATCGGTGAGAGAAATTATTTTATGCACAATTACAGGAGCGGCAGTAGGAGCAATATTTACAGTTTTTAAACTGCCAGTTCCAGTTCCACCAGTTTTCCCAGCTGTAATGGGCATTGTTGGTTTATGGATAGGGTCTGTTTTGATTGCTAAGGTTGTATAATGACTAGCTTAATTTTTGGCATTATGATAGGATTCTCTATAGGTTATCCACTAGGATTATTTATCGACAAATGGGACAATAGGATTAAAAATGGCGGAAGATAAAAATACACTTGAGCTTATCAGCGATATAACAGAGTTTAATGACTTGCACGAGTATATGAAGGATGAGCATTTAGATAAAGCTCTTGCAATTGTTGTTAAGATACTCATGAATCCTGAAGTGCCTTCAGCCAAGGCTCCAGTTTTAATTATGGAGCTGCAGGCAATGTCCACTAAGTTTGCTGTAATGGCATCTGTATATTCTACAATTGCTAAGGACAAAGCTGGAACTGTAAACAACAATAAAAAGAATGTTTACTATTCGGTAAAAGAGTCCATAGACAAACTTGTAGATGCACTTAAGTATGTAGTTAGGTATAACTCATAAATGGCTAGAGACATAGTAAAAAACTTAAAGTTTAAAAAGCACACTGGAAAGTTCTTTGATCCCGAAAAATTTGCTCAGCTTCTTGATGAGTCGTATCGGAATACAAAACGTGCTGACGGCTCTATGACAAAGAAATCTTTTAGCCCAAGCTCACTTGGATATGGACACGGAAAGTGCCCAAGATATTGGTATATGGCGTTTTCTGGTGCAGTTTTTATTGATGACAACGATGCAGTTGCTATTGCTAACATGGCACAGGGAACTCAAGCCCATGAAAGACTGCAGAAGCTCATATCAACTATGCCAGAGTGGAAAGCTGAGGAAGAGGAGATCATCAATGAGTATCCTCCAATTAGAGGGTTCATAGATCTTATCATGGAGTACGATGGCGAAACAGTAATTGGTGAAATAAAAACTGCAAAGCAAGAAGTTTGGGATACAAGGCAATCTGAAATGAAGTCTTCTTCAAACCATATGCTTCAGCTATTAACCTACATGAAGTTAAAAAATGCCAAAGAGGGATTCTTCCTGTATGAAAATAAAAACACTCAGGAAATATTAATCATTCCAATTTCTATGAACGAAAAAAATAAGGCACTTATCGAGAATGCTTTTCGATGGATGGAAGAAGTTTATGACAACTTTAAAAATGGTGATCTTCCAGTAAGACCAGCGGGTGCAACTAAGTCAAAGATGCCATGCACCTACTGTCCAATTAAAAAGGAATGCTATGACAAGTCTGGTCCAGTTGGCACAGTAGAGATTGACTTATATGAGGATTATGTACTATGATTTGTGCCAATAGCGAGTGCAAAATTGAATTTGTTTCTAGAACGCATAATCAGAAATACTGTTCTGATGAGTGTTGCAGAATTGCAACTAATAAAAGAATCATGGACAAGTACTATGAAAAAAAAGCAATTAAAAAGGGAGCCCTGAGACATTGCAAAAAGTGTAAATCGGAGTTGAGCAGATATAATACGGAAGATATTTGTTCATCTTGCATAAAAACAAACTACACTAAGGCAAAAAAGATGATCTCAGAAATTATAAATGAAATTAGCTAGCCTAGTTAAAACTAAAGCCAACAGAGTACTTGGGATTGATGCCTCAACAAACTCTATAGCTTTTTGTTTAATGGAAGATGATGTTCCACTAAAGTGGGGCAAGATAAATCTATTTGGCGAAGATATTTATGAAAAGATTCACGATGCTAAAAACAAAATGGCAATGATGTTAGATGAACTAAAGAGTGATTATATTGTAGTTGAAGGAGCCATACTTGTCAGATCGCCAGACGCTGTGATAAAATTGTCTTATGTTTATGGTGTTGTTATTGCTGAGCTTATGTCTACTGGGGCTAAAGTTATTACCATTGCTCCAAGTGCTTGGCAGGCATATATTGGTAACAAGAATCCTACAAAAGATGAGAAGTCTGCAATAAGATTAGCTAACCCAGGTTACGCAGAATCTTGGTACAAGAATCAACTTAGAAATATGAGAAAGCAGAGAACTGCTGACTACTTTAATAAGAAATATGGTTTACAAATTGTGGATTTTGATGTTGCAGATAGCTTTGGTATTGCACATTATAGTAACCAGGTGCTTACAAAACGATGAAGCTTTATCAGAGTAAAGATTGGCTATATAGAAGATATATAGTACAAAAGAAAACAGTTACAGAAATAGGTAAAGAGTGCGGTGTCTCTGCTATGACTATACAGAGATATTTACAAGAGTTTGGATTGTTAAGAAAAAAATGACAGGATACCCAAATAAAGATGGCGGATACCAGGCTTGGATAACTGACCTACAATTAATTGCAACTGAAGCTCCCTCGGGACATAAAATAATTGTTGAGTGTTTAGAGACTGCAGAGATGCTAATCAAGAAGAATATATCTTACGGAAATTCAGCACTTGACCCAATTCGTATATTTTCAAAGGCGGACTCAAAAGAACAAATTAGAGTTCGTATTGATGATAAGCTAAATAGAATTCAGAACGATAAGGCATTCCCTGGAGATAATGACATCGATGATCTGATTGGATATTTAATCCTTCTTAAAATTGCTAATAAGTCTTAGTCAACTAAAACATGGTATAATTTATATATGAGTGAGATAGAGCCAGCAGTACATTTTGACCGCATGAATAGGGTTGTGGAAGAGCTTTTAAAGGGCAATTCAGCAACCCAGATAGCCACGCTCACTGGCTTCTCACGTAAAGAGGTTTTAGATTACGTTGATGAATGGAAATCTGTTGTTCACAATGACAGCAATATACGTGACCGTGCCCGTGAAGCAATATCTGGAGCAGACCAACACTATGCGATGCTCATCAAGGAGGCATGGAAAACTGTAGAGGATGCCGACACTCAAGGCGCCCTTGCTGTAAAGTCGGGATCCCTAAAGCTAATAGCAGATATAGAAACAAAAAGAATAGCCATGCTTCAGTCAGTAGGTGTTCTGGAAAATACTCAAATAGCATCTCAAATTGCAGAGACAGAGCGTAAGCAGGAAATTTTAGTCGGGATATTAAAAGAAGTAACTGCCTCTTGTCCTAAATGCAAAATGGATGTTGCGAAAAGACTCTCTCAAATCACTGGCATAGTTGAATCCGTAGTAATTGAGGATGCTGATGTTGTTTGATAAATTTAATATTAAAAACATTGAAGATGGAATATTTGCAGTCAATAACTTTATATCAGAAGATGAATGTAAAAAAATTGTAGAAACTTTAAAATCTGCAAAATATACAGTTAGAAAAGATAACATACTCGTATATGAACTTAATGAAGAATCTCTATCTCAATCAAATTTTATTGAAAACAAAATAAAAGAAAATATTAGCGACCCACTTCTTATAAAAGAAGGAGGATTTAATTGCATATTACAAGGTAATAGCATGAGTAAGCATAATGATTTAGATGGATTTGACCATAGGAATTTTTCAAAAAAGTATGGAGTTGTTTTGTATTTAAATAATTTTGATGGTGGCGAAATAAATTATCCAAAGCTTAACGTCTCATACCACCCCTCCCCTGGAGATTTATTGGTACATAAATCTTATATTGAACATGAAGTTTTGAAAGTTAATTCGGATAGTAGATACACGTACACTAGCTACCTATGGAGCAAAAAAAATGTCATTTGATTTTTCAGATCTAATTGATATTTTAGACGGCGAAGAGTTTGAAGAAAAGCCAGTGGACTTACGCACATTTGTTAATGATCCAAACTATCTAGGACTACCACCACTTTCTGAGTATCAGTACACATTAATTGAAAAAAGTTCTCAAATTTATAAAGAATCCACACTTAAAAAATTATTCGGGGAAGAAGAAGGCTCTGTAAGATTTAAGCAAACGGCAAATGAAGTTGTTGCACAGCTAGGCAAAGGCTCAGGTAAAGATTATTGCTCAACAATTGCCGTAGCATACATAGTTTACTTATTACTATGCTTAAAAGATCCAGCAACTTATTATGGTAAACCTCCAGGTGACTCTATAGATATTATTAACATTGCAATCAACTCACAACAAGCAAGCAACGTATTCTTTAAGGGATTTAGAAGCCGAATAGATAAGTCACCGTGGTTCATTGGTAAATACTATGCCAAAGCATCAGAAATACAGTTTAACAAAGCTATAACAGTACACTCAGGTCACTCAGAAAGAGAGGCTTGGGAAGGATACAATGTTTTAGTTGTTATCTTAGATGAGATCTCTGGCTTTGCTATTGAAAATACAACGGGTCACGATCAGGCTAAAACTGGCAGTGCAGTTTATGATATGTACAGGGCATCCGTAGACTCACGCTTTCCAGATTTTGGTAAGGTAATTCTATTGTCATTTCCTAGATTTAAGAATGATTATATTCAACAAAGATATGATGCAGTTATAGGTGAAAAAGAAACTGTCATTAGAGAACATAAGTTTAAGATGTACGAAGAGTTGCCAGATGGTACTGATGGAAATGAATTTGAAATACAGTGGGAGGAAGACCATATAGTATCATACAAGATCCCTAAAGTGTATGCTATCAAACGCCCAACATGGGAGATTAACCCAGTTAGAAAAATTGATGATTTCAAAACAGCATTCTATACAAACCCAACTGATGCTCTTTCAAGATTTGCATGTATGCCGCCAGATGCTGTGGATGCATTTTTTAAGTCAAGAGAAAAAGTAGAAAAAGCATTTAATATAGGATCACTTGCTGTAGATAATTTTGGCAGACTTGAAGAATGGTTTTTGCCAGATCCAGACAAGAAATATTATATTCACGTAGACTTAGCACAAAAGCATGACCATTGTGCAGTAACAATGGCACACGTTAATAAGTGGGTAAACGTAAAGGTGACAGACACATACTCGCAACCAGCCCCTATTGTAGAGGTAGATGCAGTTAGATATTGGACGCCAACACCAGACAAGTCTGTTGATTTTACTGAAGTAAAAGATTATATTCTTTCTTTAAAAACAAGAGGATTTAATATAGCTATATGTACCTTTGACAGATGGAACTCTCATGATATGATGCAACAACTAAAACAATATGGCATCAATACAGAGATTCTATCTGTCGCTAAAAAGCACTATGACGATATGGCCATGGTGGTGGCAGAAGAAAGACTAATAGGTCCACATATACCATTACTTA